TCGGGGGTATGCCGGCCTCGGCAGCTGGCGGTAATTACATTCTCGAGGCCACCGCCAATTTGAGCGACGGGCGTGTGCTGAAGCTCAATTCGACTGTACAATGCAAACTGCCGGGCCCCTGACTTTTTGGCAGCCCGGTGTCCCTTGTGCGGTCACCAAACTAAATCCGACACTGACTGGGATTTCCAATTATGCGGCTCTACGGCGCAATCCAGAAGGTCGAACCTCAGGATGACGGGACCGTGCGGGTGTACGGCATTGCGACATCCGAGGCCGTGGACGAACAGGGAGAGATCGTGCGGGCGGATGCCATTCGCGCGGCCATTCCCGACTATATGCGTTTTCCCGCTCTTCGCGAGATGCATCAACTCTCCGCCGCCGGAACGACGCTCGAAGCCGAGGTATGCGAGGACGGCACGACCCGCATTGTCGCCCATGTCGTCGATCCCGTCGCGGTGGCCAAGGTAAGAAATCAGGTCTATCGGGGCTTCTCCATTGGCGGGCGCGTCACGCAGCGCGAGGCGGGCAGCCCAAACACCATCACCGGTGTCGTCTTGAACGAGATTTCTTTGGTCGATCGACCCGCGAACCCGGAAGCTGTTTTTGACTGCTGGAAAGCAGCAATGCCGCCGGATGGTCCTCTTCGTGTCGCAGAGCCGGTCATCACAAAAGACGCGACCGGTGACACAGAACGGACCTCGTCGGGACGGCCGCCGTTCAACGCTCCAATCCAGATCTGGGCCTGTACCGTTCCCGATCACCGTCATCTGGCCAAAGCGGATGCCCTAAAATGCCTCGAGGGCGCCGCTGTACTAGCGGGGGACCGGCCCGCGACCACCACCGCCGGGACAAGCATGGGTAACGATGAAACAGCGGCCGCTGCCTGGAAAGAGAAAATCGGCCCCGAAGCCTCCTCTGCCGCTAAAGATGTCGACATGCCATCCCGGGCTTCTGTGACGAAGGCTCTGGGCGATGTCGGTCAGATCGCTCGAGTCATTGCTGAACTCGAATGGTTGAAGGAAGCTCTGGAGCTCGAGGCGGCCATCGAGAACGGTCAGTCGCAGCAGTCGGCGCGATTGCAGGCGATCATCACTGAACTTTGTAATTTCCTGAGCGGCTCGGCAAACGAAGATATAGGTGAAATCCCGGGCGATTCGGAAACCGACGGCTCGCCAGTCCCTTCGTCAATGCCTGGGATGCTCGGTATGGCCGATGCATGCGACCTTGAACGCGTCGCTGCTTTACTGCCAAAAGCCCACTCCAATATGCCCCAGCTCGCTGCCGGCGCTATTGCGAAGGCAAAGCACTCGCGGGGCGACCAGGCACTGTTGGATACGGCCCATTTTGCGTGCGACCAATGTCTGAAATTTGGAGGACTATCGGTCGATGAACAGGCGAACATGGAGCAGGCGCGCGATTATCTGCAGAAAGCTGGCGCCGTGCCTGCCGAGCCCTGGACCGCCGGAAGAACGCAAGATGACGGCCCTTCGCCAGCTTGGCTAGAATGCCCAGTGGGTGACACCCCCGAGGTCGACACCGTGAAAGCGCTCGCCGCCGTCGCCAAGGTGCTGTGCAAACGAGAACGTGCCCACCAGAGCCTGATGGATCTCGCTCATGGATGCCTCCAGGCGCTGACGGATGGGTGTGTTTGCGAAAAGGCCACCAAGTTCGGGGCGCGCCATTCAAAGGAAACGATGGAGCTTTTCAGAGCGTCGCATCGCCATTTGATTGTGGCCGGAGCCAGATGCGATGCGACTGGCATCGACGAGCCGAGCGCGCCGACCAAGCTCGTGTCCCAGATGGACGTGCTCGCCGCAAACCCAGCGAACGCGTTTTCCGGCGAACCCGCCGAAAAGGCGGCACTGGCGAAGGTTTTGGGGGAGGTTGTTCCGATGATCGAGCGGTTGACAAAGCGAGTCGACGAGCTCGCACGGACACCGCTACCCCCCTTGACCATGGCCAAGGGCACTGTTTCGATATCGAAACAGCAGGACCGCGGAGGCGATGTTGGCAACGGCGACCCGGAGCTGTCGCCGGAAGCGATCGCCGCCGCACTCGCCAAAATGAGCAAGGAAGAACAGACGCTGACGCTGATAAAGGCCAGCTACGCGACTCCTATTCGAATTGCCGGCTCAGCTGCCGATCAACCTTGAAATCTGCGGCCGACCAACGTACCGGAGCAATTCGCTCACGGCGCTGACGGTCACACACACAGCACATCGGCCCAATGGCCGTCACCGAGCCCGGTGCCTTGCCGGGCTTTTTTGTCGCCCCCCTTCTCTGGGAGGAATTGGATGAACTCAATCACTCAAGAATCGCTGGAGCTCATGAAAGGGGCCCTGGCGCGGCCGGATTTTCGATTGTCCAAATCGATTTCGACTGCGACTGGCTTATTGGCCTTTGACCTCCAGGCGCCAGCGAAGAATCTCTATCCATTTGTCACTCCGCTGAGGAACATCGTTCCACGCGTCGGCGGTGGCGTCGGCTCCGCAACAAACTGGCGGCAGGTGAACGCGATTATCGGCTCGGGTTTCGATTGTATGGGGTGGGTCCCGGAAGGCCAACGTTCGGGCCAGATGTCGTATTCGACCTCCAACAAGACCTCGGCTTTTGTCACGATCGGGGAGGAAGACGCGGCGACCTTCGAAGCGATCTCCGCCGGCCGGACATTCGAAGATATTCAGGCACAAATGGCTTTCCGCCTTCTGCAGAAAATGATGCTGAAGGAGGAGATGGCGATCCTGGCCGGCAACGCCTCATTGACGCTCGGTACGCCTTCCACTCCGACCTTATCGGCATCGGGCGCCGGTGCAACGCTGCCGGCGGCAACTTATTTCGTCAAAGTTGTAGCACTGACGCTCGAAGGCTACCAGAACACCAGCGCGTTGGGCGGTGTCGCAACCTCGAAGACCGTGATCGGAGCCGACGGAAAGAGTTTCACGTTGTCCGGTGGTTCCTCGAACATTAGTGCCGAGGCGAGCCAAGCGGTCGCACTCGGTCAGACGCTGTTCTGCTCAGTCAACCCGGTCCAGGGCGCGGTCGCGTATGCCTGGTATGTGTCGACCACGAGCAACGCCGAGACCTTGCAGGCCATCACGACCATCAACAGTCTAGCTGTAGCCGCGCCACTCAGCGCTGGCACCCAGTCGCAAAGCGTCATTACTGCCGACAACTCTGCCAACCCGAGTTACGCCTATGACGGCCTCTTGACGACGGCGCTGAAACCGGGCTCGAATGCCTACGTCAATGTCATGGCGACCGGGACAGCGGGGACCGGCACGCCACTGACCGCGTCGGGCCGCGGCTCGATCGTCGAGATCGACACGATGTTCCAGAAGATGTGGGACAATTTTCAAGTGTCGCCGACAGTTCTCTATGTCAACTCTCAGGAGTTGAAGAACATAACGACAAAGGTGCTGTCGAATGCTTCGGGTCCGCTGCTGCGCTACGATAGTCCGGCTGACGGCAGCGACGGTGAGTATCAGCTGACAGCGTCCGGAGTAGTTCAGTTTTATTATAATCCCTTCGCTTTAAATGGGGGCCTTCGCATTCCGATCCGGATTCACCCGAAGGTGCCGCCCGGAACGGTCATCGGTTGGGCTGAGAACCTGCCCATCCAATACCAGTCGAACGAAGTACCGAACGTCGCCGAGATCAAAACACGGCAAGATTATTATCAGATCGATTGGCCGCTCGTCACTCGCCAGCGCCAAGTTGGTGTCTACGCCGAGGAAGTACTGGCCGTCTATGCCCCCTTTGCGATGGGCGTCATCTCCAACATCGCAAACGGTTGACGCTGATGCTCGAGACTTCAGCGCTTTGTTTGAAAGCGTCTGTTGTGGCAGCCCCCGGGAGGAGTCCGGGGGTCTCGCTCGACGGCGACCTGATACCGCTGCGCGCCGCCTTTGGCCAAGATGAGGCGAACTACGGGACAGCACGGTATTCGGTCGATAGCGACGGCGTGATCCAAGTGCCTCTGGAGGCTGTCGGTTCCCTGACGACAATCGGGGGGTTCGCATTGGTGAAGACCGGCAACAACGCGATTTCCGCCGGCGCGCTCACGCTGCACCACGACGATGCCGCGGGGTGTTCCTATGCCGGCAGTCAATACCTCCGCGACTCGAATGGGAATGTGCTTGTGCCGGCCGAAGCCGCTTCCGAGCTGTTTGCGCATGGCTTCGTCCCGGTTTTTGAGGAGATGCTGGTGGCCTTGAGTCGAGCAAAATCGGCGCCGAGCAGTCGTTCTGAAAAGGGCTGATCCAGTGGCCTTCGGGGATCTGACGACACTTGCCGACGTTAAGGCATGGCTGCAAACCGGGCAGGCCGCCTTACCGACAACCGACGATGCGCTGCTTACCCGTCTTGTCTTGGCGGCGAGCCAATATATCCAGACTTGGCTCAACCGCCAGATCGCGTCGGCCGATTATCTCGAAATCCGCGACGGGACTGGAGGCCACAGGCTGCAATTCGCATGCTTTCCGGTCACCGCGGTGCT